TTTACGGTCTATTTTCCTCTAAAAACCACTCATTTGGGATGATTTTGTCCGAATATTTATATCCGTTCTTTTCACACCAATCCCCATAGGTCGTTTTGGACTTTTTGGTTATTTTGTTCTTTGAATTGGAAAATACGAACCGAATGTCCATATTTGGGTTTTGTTCTTTAACCAATAAGTGTTTCTTACGGTCAGCTGCCACAAACCTACCTTTTGTCTCTATTCTAATACCATTGGGTAGTTTGAAATCGGGATGATAGTGATGAGTAGACGCAGGAATTATGTAGGGAACTTTTTCAGTTTCATACTCTACTTTAATTCCATAAGATTCTATTTGTTGAGAGATGGTTTCTTCTAAACCAGACTTAAATCCATATTTTTGTGCAACCCATTTAGGATTGTTCTTTTTTGTAACTTTTTTAACCATTAAATTTATTTTGTCCTATCGTTTTTGCCATAAGGCTTAACATCGGTATATCCATTTTTTAAATATGAACTACCACCACCAATTTGTCCACCTGCTAAACCATATCTACTTTTAGCTGGTGAAATTGCTTCAAATGCTGCAATTGCTTTATCATCTGCAGACTTTGTTCCTGAAAAATCAATACCTACTGAATATTTTGTTTTGTCGTTTGTTTTATTTGCATCTACTAATGCTGCTGCAGGTTTACCTTCTTCCCATCCTCCTGCTTTTTGTTCTGCGTATAAATCTAAAATAGTTTTAGCCATATTATTTGTTTTTGTATATAAATATAAGATTATGTATCAAATCGTACAATAAAGTTTACAGGTAAATCAGGTTCCGATTTTATTGGTTGTGGTAATTTTGCAACTGCTACTAAATCACAATTGTCATCATACAATCCAATCGTTGTAATAAATGGTGCTAAGAACGAACCGGTACTATCTACCGAACCACTTAAATCATAATGTTCAAATCCACCACTAACTGATGATGTATAATTGGATGCAAATCTATAATCTAATATATTACCATTTTCCAATATAGATTTTTTACGAATATATTTAACTCCTGGATTGGTTGTTGTTTTATAAATTTTATTATCTGAACCTGTTATAAATTCCGTAACTTTACCAATCTCTACTATTGCAGATGGGTTTTGTGATACATTAAATTCATCTTCATTGGCAATCAATAAATACTCATGTTCATATATGGTTTGTGTAGATTTATACTTTAAATCCCAATCGTTTTGTAATCTTATTGCAGAGTCTCTCGTTAATACTATTAATCCCTGATTATAAAATATATTACCAATTTTAATACCTTGTGATTCTTCTGGTAAAAATGGAATATTTTCAGCTATCACCACACCAGTTTCTATATCCATTGATACTATATTTAACTCATATCCCATACCATTATAAGACATTGATAATATATTATTTTCCATATCAAATGTTAGTGGGTCATTATCTAATAATGAACCTGAATATGTATATTCTGATAAATCTTTAAAATTAATTATACCTACTTCTAAATTTTCACCAACATCGATTTTAGATAATCGTATGGAATCTCTATTATCTTGTATATTACCAAATGAATCATCGATATAAGAAATTTCATTTAATGCATTAAGATTATCTTTTAAAATAACAGACCCCTTTTTAATTCCTTCACCAACATAAACATTTGGAATTGATATAACCTTTGCAGAACCACTTAAAAATCGTTCGGTAGACAATATGGTATCTATATATCTATTGGATTTATTACCTGTTCTTAAAAATGGATTATCTTCATATCCATTATAGAATTGAGCTCTAAGTTGTCCGTATATAGAATTTTTGGGATATTCAGACCCAATTAAACTACCTGTTGTAATTAAATTTAAATCCGTAGAAGTTGAATCTGCTTCTAATAGTGCAATTGAACTAGAATCATTATTGGTAAAACTCCATTCTTTATATACCTTAAAAGGCCTAATACTAATATCTGACTTTGGTATTCTTTTTAACATATCGTATATAAATATTCTAAAACTAAAAACCCACCAAATTAAGGTGGGTTATAGTTTTTATTTTATTCTCCGATTAGAAGTCTAATTTAACTTTGATTGCAATTTCTTTATCAAATGATTTTTCAATTGGTTTAGAAGTTTTTGCAACTGCTAATAATTCATTTGCGTCATCATATAAACCTACTGTTGTAATATAAACATGTGGGTCTTTTTCAAATGATGAATTAACAAATGCTCCAACTGAACCTGTTACGAATGTAGGATTGTTTGAGAAGTTAAATTCTCTATTGTTTGCTCTTACAAAGTAATGAGAAGTAGAAACATTTTCAGTTCTTCTTACTTGGAAATCAGAACCACTAGCAAGTGCCTGTAATAATGCTACTGAACCAACATTACTACCACTTTGTTGGTGATAAGTATCTTTTGCTGATGAAGTTGCTGGTGCTAATCTAACATCAACCGAAGATGACAATGCTGCCGGGTTTAATAATATAATTCCCATATCTGGATAAAATAAACCATATCCTTGTCCGTTTGGTGCTGTATAATTTGCAATTGATGCAGTTAATGCTGAACCAATGTTTAATGAACCACTAACTAAGTTATAAACTCTTCCTGCAGTTGTTACATTCTCATCTGTTCCACCACTATCATCAATTAAAGTAATACTTTTTGAACCCGCTAAATCAATCATGATATTACCTGGGTCTAATCTTTCTTTATATCTAGCTCTATTTACATTAATTGCGTAGAATGAAGTCATATCAGTTCCACCCGCTACTACACCTGCAGCAGAACTACTTAAATATACACTAAAATAATTATCTGAACTATCCAATAATACATTCTTATATTGATTATAAGTTGCTTTTGTTGGAGAAGTTGAATCATCATTTTGAGTTAAAGTTGGTGCACCGAATCCCAATGCATCACCATATGCAATTGAGAACTGAACTTCTCCAGAACCCGTATTGGTTGTGTTATAAACATCTAAATAATATTTTCCACTTGTAGATGCAACTTGTGCAGATGAAGTGTAGTTTGCTTGTACATCTAACGAACCGGTATCACCACTCCATATTCCAGAAGTTACGATTTGTGTTCTATTAGTTATTTTATCAATAGTTCCAAATTTTTTATAAATACCATTACTAATAGTAGTGATATCGGAACTGATTTGTTCACCTGTTCCTAAAAATTGGTTTACGATTCTAACTAATTCGTTAGTATCTACTGGAGTGCCTGCGGTGTTTGCAGCACCTGCTAAGTAAGTTGATAAATTACTTGCTAAAAGGCTCCCTCTGTTGTCTCTAATTAATGCCATAGTTTTTTATTATTGAACGTAAGTTACTGTGATTGGAATAGTTTGAGAACCACCCGTCTCATTACCATAAACTGTAATAGTTGTTCTGATAGTCGAAGTTAATGATGGGTTTGGAATAAATTTGAAAGATAAACCTTTAGCTACAACTGCGGTTGCTGATACATCGTCACCAATAAATAATGGAACCGAACCAATATCAGATGTTACACCTTCACCGATGATATCTCCTGCAGATTTATTAGATAATACAATTGTGTATCCCAAACTTCTATTTCCAGCTGGAGATGTAGTTGGTGATAATGCAACCTCACCACTTCTTTGGTTAACCGATACATTAGGAACACCAAATTCAACAACAGGAATTCTAGTTGTATTTTTTGGAAGAGTTACTAATTTATATTTCATTACTTGTGTTTCATCAGGATTAGCTTCCAATACAGGCATATTTTTAATTGCTGCATCGTAGTAAGAAGTTCCTAATGGGTGAGCTGGCTCATATAAAGAGTAATCAATCTCATCGTCTGCTAATGCAAATTGAGTAATGTTTAGTCCTTGTCCTGCAGCTAATTTTTCTCTACCCTTTTTTGTAAGGATAGCGTCAACTGTTAATTCTGTGTTACTTAAATATCCCATAGTGTTGTATTATCGTTTGATATAAATATAATTATTTTTAAATTTCGTTATTCTACTTCTAAAATTGGTTCAGATGTACTTCTACCAGTTTTATTTACAGTTAATGTATTTGGATTCGATACAAATGTTTCAATTGGAGAACTACCATCCAAAGTCGTTGCAGCAGTATTTTTTGAACCTTTAAAATACGAATTCATCATACCTGTTGTTAAATCGGAAGTATTTCTATAATGTGTAGGTAAATATCCATCAACAGGTTTCACCGAAATAATATTACCTTTTACTGTTGGTATTGTTGAACCACTAAATGGTTGAATATTTAGTGTAGTTTCAGTATACGATTGAATACCCGGAATAAATCCACCACGTGGGTCACCCAATCCATTACTTGACGCAGTTACTGCGAATTTAGTTATTATTCTTTCTTTTTGTTCCGTTACTAAATTTACTAAAATTCTTTCTTTAATTATTTTATTATCCGTATTAAAATATGTTCTAATTGCCGAACCATTTTCTGCATAAATTCCAAATCCAATTTCTTCATATGTAGATTGTCCAACTAATTGATTACTATTTAAAACATCTACTTCCGCTTGTATAGTAGGGTCATCTAAACCAACTGAAGCTGATACCTCATATTGATAATTATCCGCATTTATATTTTGAATTGAAGATGTGAATATTTCCGCATCATATTGATAACTCTCTGCAATTATATTTTCAACTGAGGCTGTATATATTTGTCCTTCATATTGATAATTTTCTCCAACTAAATTTTCCGATAAATTTGCATCTACAATTGTTTCGTATTGTTGATTATCTCCTGTCAATATTGTTGTATCACTATAATGAATTTCCACCTCTTGTTGGTATTCATCCCCAGAAGGTCTTTTATGTGCAATCTTACTTCTTTCTAAAATATGTGGTTCAATTAATAAACCAGTAGTCGCCTTAACCCTTGCAGGTAACATTTTCTTAATATCTTCAAACATAGATTTCTCATATAGTTTGATTAAGTTAATATATGCGTAAATATCTCTACCATCAAATCTTTTAAAATAATAATTTCTTAAAGAATCTAATTGAGAATAATTTGATTTATAAATATCAGAAGGGTCACCTATGTAATTATCTAAATTTATACCACCAAATGATTTAGCAATATCAATATTCAATTCTTTTGTAGGAGAAAAGAATAAACCAACTCTATTAGAATCGGTAGGAGATTGGTCAAATGCTTTCTTAGTTGCTCTACTTTTTGAAGATAAATCCGAAACCAATGTTTGTGATTCAAATCTAATTTTATTTGTAGAATATCTACCAGAACCCAAATCAGGAATTTCTAATACAACCGTTCTATCTATTGCCTCAAATTGAAATGGATAACTTATTAATGACGGAAATCCAATTGCGGATGCCGAATATGATGCCGATGGGTTTTCTGAAAATATCAATGTTCCTTTAGTTATAGAACCGCTCTCCAAATCATTTCTATATAA